CAGAACTTTGGGCAGTTCTGATGTTGCGAAGTCCAAGCCGCCTTTGATGAATCCAGGAATTTTGGAGATTTGCTTTTCCACATCTCCTAAGACCCGGTCGACGTGCACCGGGTTGCAAGTAGCAATCGGTAGTGCTCTGATGATTTCCTGAGCTTGCTCTCGCTCGCTTGTGGTTAGGACATGCCCGCTGGTGTCTGAATGGATATACATGTTTGTGGTGGCGATCTGGCAACTTGTGCGGACCTGCAGCAATCCTGTTGCTGCAGGGTAACTATCCACGTCGGGGACGATGGGTGCCAAGCTGGCTGCAGAGTCATATCCTACGTAAAGCCAGCCACTGCTGGAGTGTATTGGTGACATAAAATTGATTGGAGTGTCTGTGTTGCCTGTTTGGGCAAACCCCTTAGAATATCGCAGTGGTGTGGTGAAGTCCCAGCTGTGTTCCGAGGTTGGCCGCAAGTATGAATAGACTCCTTTCTCTGCCATGTCAGAGCCAAAGTTCTCACTGGTGGGGTATGATGCTAGTGGTTCTGCTGCAAGGTGGTTGGGACCTAGGGTCTCGATGAAAGGGCCCTCAGGAGTGTAAGATTCGCCGCGACGTTGCAGCACGCTGATTCTGCCGCCTAGTGATAGATTTTGTGCTGTCGGCGTTACTTGGATGGATATGCCCGTGACTCTAATGGAGGTTATTCCGAACTGCTGTTCCAGTTGGGGTAAAGGGTGATGTGCCACCATAGACATGGGGCGGAGGTTTTCGACCCCGTTGTGAAGGTTGTTTGTGGTGACGTAATACTTATGGTTAGCGCCGGTGGAGCTCGCTGTAAAACGCACAGCATACCACCCGCTGCTCTCAATTGTGAAGCTGCTAATGTTACCCGCTGTGTGAGCCAATTCCTTGAGTTGTGTCAACCCCATGGTGTCGTAACCATAGAGACAGAAGATCGCATCTCCCTCACCTGCTGCGTTGGAAAATGTTAGTAGGCAATGTGCGTCCACCCAAATCAGCTTGACAGAGGTCTCTTCCTCCGTCAAACAAGATGCATAGGAATTGGGGACTGGTTTGTAGATTGATTTACATTCAGTTTTGGCAAAAGGAAGGTAAGTGGTGAAGCCTCCGCTTGCTCCGGCCACCACATCATCTAGTGAGAAGAAATCCTCCAACTTGGCTTCAACCTTGTTACCGACTTCTCTTAAGTTGGTAAAGTGGTGTCGGTATGCAAAGTCCTTATCTTGATCTGTGAGCACGTGCTCCAACATAATGCAGAGAGGGTTGTTTGAAATGGCGAACATCGCTGAGCCCACTTTAATGTTGGGCGTTACCGTGGTGTCCGGGGCGGCAATCACAGACCTTGTGTCGAAAGTCTTCACTATAAATGGTTCGACTAGCGCAGTAGGCAGGATGCCGGAGCGCTCACCCAACTTCAGGTTGAATATTGAAGGCAGTGCCACAGTGAGTGCAAGCAAAGCGGATGGGTTCAGCGTGGACCGATGACCACGAGACGATACTAGATGTTTCATCGTCTGGTTGTACTTGGTCAGTACCCTCTCC